AAGGCAATGGGCAGGTAAATTTATTCCTGTTGTGCCCGTCTACGGTCAACAGCTTATTGTTGAGAACAAGCGCAAAAAGTTTGGCTTGGTACGCATGGCGAAAGACCCGCAGCGTATGTATAACTTTTGGCAAACGGCGGCAACGGAATCGGTTGCACTAGCACCTAAAGCTAAGTGGCTGATTGCTGAAGGTCAGGACGAAGGCCACGAAAACGAATGGGCAGCGGCTAACATTAAATCTAGTCCCGTCCTACGGTACAAGCAAAAAGACATTGAGGGCACACCTGCGCCTCCACCACAACGTTTGCAGCCTGAGCCTCCACCAAATGGCATATTGGCACAATCAGCCGCTATCAATGGCGATTTGCAGTCGGTATTGGGCATTTTTGACCCAAGCCAAATGCCAACGGGCAATGTGTCGGGCAAAGCGTTGCAAGGTCAGCAACAACAAGTGGATATGTCTAACTTCCACTATTTTGATAACCTGACCCGATCAATCCGTCACACAGGCAAGATCATCCTAGATTTGATCCCCAAGATATACGACTCCGAGCGTGTGATGCGTATCATTGGTGATGATGGCAAGCCTGATTTGATTACTATTAACCAACGGGCCGCAGATGAATACGGCGTTGAGCGTGTGCTTAACGATGTGACGATTGGGCAATATGATGTTGTGATGGATACAGGCCCAGGCTATAACTCCAAGCGTCAAGAGGCTGTAGATTCAATGATGAGTTTGCTCACGGCTGATCCGGCATTGATGCAACAAGCGGGCGATCTGATCTTTAGAAACATGGATTTCCCTGGCGCAGACATTATTGCGGATCGTTTGGCAGCGGCTAACCCATTGGCTCAGATTGACGATAAATCAAATGTGCCGCCACAGGTTCAGATGCAGTTGGCGCAATCCAAGAAAGTCATTGAGGAATTAACGCAACAGATTCAAGAAATGACCTTAGATATGAAGTATGGCGCAAGCGTTGCTCAACAGAAAGATGAGGCAGCAACTAAGCGCAAACTTATGGAAGTTACCGCTAAGGCTCATAACACCGAAACAATGGCAGAGGTTAAGGTCAACGATCAAAACACCCGTGCGATCACTAGCCAAAACAAAACAGAGATTGATGCGATTGTTCAGTTGTTGTTGCATCACATGGATACAGGAAGGCTTATGGCTGAGATTGATCGCCGCAATGCCGAACAAGCACAGTATGCAACGATTGCTGCACAAGATATAGATCAAGGACAGAATCCGTTAATGCCTCAATAGGTATTGACTATCTGTTAATATAGTTTAATATATTCAGTAACCTTACCAATTAGGTTTTAATTGGGTTAATTCTTGAGGCAACTCATGTCAGAACGTGAAGCTGGTACTGTAGTAACAAGTGAAAATTTAGCCGATTGGACTGCCAATAAACTTGGTTTAGCTGTAGATGATGCTCCCGCTGTGGCTGATGCACAATCAGAGCCGGAGGTTGAGGCGGAATCACAGAGTGAACAGGTTGCAGAACAAGAAAGCGAAGTAACAGAAAAGCCGAAACAAAATCCTAAACTTGAGAAACGGTTTTCGGAGTTAACTAAACAGCGTGAGGCAGCTAAAGCGGAAGCGGCAGCGGTCAAAGCTGAAAAAGAAGCTCTTGAAGCACGTTTACGGCAATATGAACAGCAACAAGCCCCTGCGAAAGTAGAGGATGAGTTGGGATCAGAGCCGCAGCCGAGCCAATTCCAAGATGCATTTGAATATGCAAAAGCATTAGCGGAATACTCGACTGAAAAGGCATTACGGGATCGGGATAGGCAAGAGGCAGAACGGAAAGCCGCAGAGGAACGTAACAAGGTTGTACAAACTTGGACGCAACGTGTGGAGCAAGTGAAAGCTGAATTGCCTGATTTTGAGGAAATGGTGCAATCTGCGGATGTTGAGGTTAACTCAGATGTGCGGGATGCCATTATTGAAAGTGATGTAGGCCCAAAAATCCTATATCACCTTGCCGAAAACCTCGAATTCGCTCGATCATTGGCAGCAATGCCTACCGCAAGAGCCTTGCGAGAAATTGGGAAATTGGAGGCACGATTTGAAACTGCGAAAGCAGATGAAAGTGCGCCTCAAAGCAAACCTGTTGCTGTGAAGTCTAAAGCACCTGCACCAATTAGCCCTATCAAGGCAACTTCCGGCGCAATGGATGCCCCTATCGACTCGAAAGGCGAGTTTCACGGGACATATCAGCAATGGAAAGAAGCCCGTAAAGCTAAACGGATCAGGTAATTAACCCAATTTAAAAGGAAATCAAAATGAGTAATACCTTACTCACCATTTCCAAGATCACTAACGAAGCCCTAATGGTCTTGGAAAACGAACTGACATTTACGTCAGAAGTTGATCGTAACTATGACGATCAATTCGCAGTAGTTGGTGCAAAGATCGGTAACACCGTTAACGTTCGCCGTCCTGGTCGCTTTATCGGTACAACTGGCCCTGCATTGAACGTTGAAGATTTCAACGAAACATCCGTGCCTGTTACCCTCAGCACACAGTTCCACGTTGACACACAGTTCACAACTCAGGATTTGGCTCTGTCGCTCGATATGTTCAGCGATCGTGTTCTGAAGCCCGCAGTTGCAGCTATCGCCAACAAGATTGACCGTGACGGCTTGGTTATGGCTAAGAACAACACGGCTAACATCGTTGGTACAGCAGGTACACCGCCTACAGGTTTGATTACATACCTGACAGCGGGTGCTTACCTTGACAGCGAAGGCGCACCCCGTGACGGACGCCGTTCGTGTATCGTTGAGCCTTTCACATCTGCAACTATCGTTGACAGCTTGAAGGGTCTGTTTGTGCCACAGGAAGTTATTGGCGATCAATACCGCAAGGGCTTGATGGGTCGTGACTCCGCAGGTATGAACTGGAAGATGGATCAGAACGTTGTGTCGCAGACATTCGGCTCATGGGCTGGCGGTACTGCATCAACGCTGACAACCAACACAGCAACGTTCACAGGTTCGCTCACAAGCGGTTGGGCACAAACATCGACAATTACTTTGGCACAGGGCGCAACAATTACTCTGAACCAAGGCGATGTGATTCAGATCGCAGGTGTTTACGCTGTCAACCCACAGAACCGTCAAGCCTACGGCACGAACAAGCTGCGTAACTTTGTTGTTACAAGCACCGTGACAGGCACAGGTTCGGGCACAATGTCGGTAACTGTTAGCCCCGCTATCATTACCGCAGGTCAGTTCCAAAACGTTTCTGTTGCTACTACATCATCGACTGCTACTGTCACGCCTTTCTCGGCTGGCGTATCGGGCGCAGGTGTTGTATCGCCACAGAACATTATCATGCACCGCAACGCATTTACGCTTGCTTGTGCTGATTTGGAATTGCCCGAAGGTGTGCATTTCGCTGGTCGTGCCTCCGATAAGGAAATCGGCCTTTCCATGCGTGTTGTTCGTCAATACACCATCAACAACGATTCGATCCCGACTCGTCTAGATGTGTTGTACGGATGGGCTCCACTCTACCCTGAACTCGCTTGCCGTGTGGCAGCTTAATTAGGAGGACGAAATCATGTCTAACCCAGGCCCAGCAAGTACCCAAACCTACCACTATTTGTTTAATGGCGATTCTACCGATGGCGTTCAAATCGGTGGTTCGGCAACAAACTTGGTTGGTTTCTACGGTGCAACTCCCGTTGTTCAAGCCGCAGCAATTACTACCATTGCAACAAACGCAACTGGTACAGCAATTTCTGTAGCCGTAAACAGCGTTATCGCAGCACTAAAAAACGTTGGCTTAACAGCCTAATGTTGCAGTAATAAGCCCGCCCCCTAAAAAGGGCGGGTTTTTTCTATGGGGGATGAATGAACGTAACGATTGCTATACCTGCATACACAGGCAAAATCTGTATGGGCACAATGCGATCCCTGATCAATGATTTAATGCTTTTGGTTGATCGTGGCGATACTTTTACACTAGTGGATAATATTGGCAGCGCATATATAGCGGATTGCCGTGGCGCAATAGCTACAAATTTCTACTATTCCGACTCCGATTGCTTAGTTTTTATAGATGATGATGTTGCTTGGCAATCAGGCGCATTGCTCAAACTAATTGATCATCCTGTAGATTTGGTAGGCGGAATATACCCATATCGGGTTGATAATCTGAATTTCCCCGTTAAATACCTAGATAAACCTGAATTATGGGCTGATCCCGATACAGGATTATTGGAAGTGGCTTGTTTGCCCACAGGATTTATGAAAATCAGCCGAAATTGCATCAATAAAATGGTTGAGGCATATCCCCAACGGTATTATCACGATGCCGCTAAAGATGAACTTTTTTATGATTTATTTGGGCACATCGTAATTGATGACAAAAAGTATGGCGAGGACTATAGTTTCTGTATGCGATGGGCTAAAATTGGCGGTAAAGTATGGTGTGATCCTGAGATAGCGATGGCTCACATTGGCTTAAAAGTTTTTAAAGGTCATTTAGGTAATTGGCTAAGAAATCGGTCTTAAAGGAAAGACAATGACAAACACATCTGTAATCCGCTTAAATGGTCGCACTTATGTGCTGTCATTAACTACAAGCGCATCCGCCGCACTTTTGATTACACCACAAGCAAACGATCAAACCAACTATGTGCATTTGCTAAACACAGGCACAGGTGTTGCTGCGATTGAATTGTCGAGCGGTGCAACATTTATTGATCCGGCAATTGCAGCATCGGGTAACGCAGGTTCGTATGTATTGCCCGCTGCAATGAATTATCCATTGGTTATCGCCGCCCCTGCTGGCCCTTTTTACATCAAAGGCATTAGTTCAGGTACTAACGTTCTCTATATTACCCCTGCACTCGCTGATTAAGGGCGATTTATGGCTAACGATACAGCCAAAACCAATACGATAAATATCGTTCCGGTTCAGGGCATATTTAACGAGGATCATTCTCTTGTTACATTAATTGGCCCTGCGGGAACGCCATTTGATGCCAATATTGATCCTAATCAATCAGGGCTAAACATTACCGCTAGTACGATTAATAGTACGGTAATTGGTGGCTCTGTGCCCGCTGCGGGTACGTTTACTAATATCAGCACCACAACAGGTCAAATTAGTACAACGCCTAACGCATCAACGGATATTGCAAACAAATATTACGTTGATTCTGTCGCACAAGGGTTAAACCTAAAAGCCTCTTGCTTAGTAGCAACAACGGCTAACTTGGCATCGTTGTCAGGGTTGCTAACGATTGATGGCGTAACGGTTGCGGCGGGTGATCGGGTATTGGTCAAGAATCAAACTCTATCGCAAAACAACGGCATTTATGTTGCAGCATCGGGTGCGTGGGCTAGATCGTCCGATATGGATACATGGGCGGAAGTGCCTAGCGCATTTACGTTTATCCAACAGGGATCGACTCAAGCCGACACGGGTTGGGTTTGTATCAGCGATGCGGGCGGTACATTAGGCACAACGCCTATCACATGGACGCAATTTGGCTCTGCGGGTAATTACATTGCGGGCGATGGTCTTGCGCTGACAGGCAATACATTCTCTGTACTGGCTAACGGTACAACGCTGAATGTATCGTCAAGCGGCGTTAAGATTTCCGATACTTACCCAGGGCAAACAAGCATTACAACGCTTGGAACGATTACCACAGGCATATGGAACGGCACAACGATTGCCATTGCAAATGGCGGCACAGGTGCTACAGATGCCACTACAGCCCGTTCTAACTTAAGTGCAGCCAAAAGCGGTGCTAACTCTGACATTACATCAATGTCGGGGCTTACAGGATCAATTAGCAGCCCAACTTACATTCAGATGGGCAGCGGATCAGGCACTACATTAGCAGCCGGACGCTTATGGTATGACCAAACAACGGGTTCATTGAACGCAGGGATGGGTGGTGGCAACATCACTCAGCAAATCGGCGAAGAATTGTTTGTGTATGGCAAGGCATCGGCAGCAATTACTGATTCGCCTTTGCAAGCCGTTGTAAAGACGGGCACGGTAGGCTCAAGCGGCGTTATTACATTTGCTCCGGCTACTGCGGGGATTACTCATGCCGATGTGTTTATCGGTATGGCTACAGAAAACATTGCTACTAACGGATTTGGTCGTATTACATCGTATGGTGTGATACATGGCATTACAACAAACGGTGCTGCATACGGCGAAACATGGGCAGATAACGATGATATTTGGTACAACCCGACAACAGGCGGATTAACCAAAACCGAACCCGTTGCGCCTGGCATCAAAGTTAAATTGGGTACTGTTATTAGTGCCGGAAGCGGCGGATCAGGATCATTTCAAGTATTGATCAATTTAGGATCAACGCTTGGTGGCACGGATTCAAACGTTCAATTTGGCACACTTGCTAACAATGATCTAATTCAATATTACGCAGCGGGCGGCTATTGGCGCAACATTGCACCTAGTTCGGTTACAGGCGTAGGATCGGTTGCTAACGCTGTTACGTTTAACAATAGCGGTACAGGTGATGCATCCGGTGCTACGTTTAACGGAAGTGCTGCCAAAACTGTGTCTTACAACACATTAGGCGCACCTAAAGCAGACGGTACAGGTGCAAGCGGTACTTGGAGCATTAGCATTAGCGGCAATGCTGCAACTGCAACAACCGCAACAAGTGCAACAAGCGCAACAAGCGCAACAACTGCTACTAATTTAGCGGGCGGAGGTGCGGGTTATGTTCCATATCAGTCCGGATCAGGTGCTACTAGTTTTGTTGCTGCTGGCACTATTGGTTATGTGCTAACTTCAAACGGTACAAGTGCCCCAACATGGCAAGCGGCTGCGGGCGGTGTATCTTTTTCGGACGATACCACTACTAACAGCACACGCTATCCCTTGTTTTCCACAACAACAAGCGGATCAGCATCAACGATTTACACAAGTTCGACTAAATATCAATACAACCCAAGCACAGGCGTTTTAACCGCCACAGGGTTTAGCGGATCGGGCGCATCGTTAACATCGTTGAGCGCATCCAACATATCAGCGGGAACGCTTGGTGTAGCGTATGGTGGTTTAGGTATTACGACAACGCCATCAAACGGCTATATCCCGATTGGCAATGGCACAAACTATACTGCGGCTGCAATTACTGCGGGCACAGGCATTACTGTTACAAACGGTGCGGGATCGATCACAATTGCGTCAACAGCTACAGGCGCAACAATTAGTGACGATACGACAACAAACGGCACTAGGTACATTAACTTTACGGCTGCAACGAGCGGGTCGTTAAGCACAATTTATACATCATCAACAAAGTTAAGCTACAACCCGTCAACGGGTGCACTTAGTTCTCCAAGCGTAATTGGCACAACTTCAGTCACAACGCCTTTGTTGCAATCATCTGCTAGTAATTTAGCAATTACGGCATCAACCGGAGTTGTTGATGCAAGCAATAATACGTTGGGGTTAAGAATCCCGATTGGCACTACTGCACAACGAGACCCATCACCTACAAACGGTGAAATAAGAATGAATACCACAACAGGTTTTCCTGAGTGGTATAGCACAGCATCGTCCGCTTGGGTTGCTTTCAACCAAGGTTTGCCTTATACAATTTCTTATTTAGTTGTTGCAGGTGGTGGCGGAGGCGGAGGCACATTTTCGGGCAACTCCGCATCCGGTGGTGGCGGTGCAGGTGGTTTGCTTGCGGGCACAACGCAATTAGCTACATCAACAACTTATGTCATTACCGTTGGTGCAGGTGGATCGGGCGGTACAAACGCAAGTTCCGGTGGCGGGCCA